CATGGATACGGTAACCCCGTATCCATGAGGATATTCTGCATTTTAATGTGTGCCCGCACATTGTGCAATAAGGGAAGTTAAACTCCCCCTATTACTAAGTCCCGGTTTGATACCCGGGACTATACGCGGTGATTTTTCACCGCGCGAATTCAAAGACCGAATGTAAGATGTGGCGTGTAACGCTCACAATTCGGTGACTTTGGCATGCCCGATAATCTATGGTACATTTAAGTACCTAGTGCCAGATCCCAAGTTCATTATATATTACTTTTTCAGGTAAACCAGCATTACAGTAAATGGACTCCTTGGGGATTTGCATTAAGTAAGATGTACCTTGTGTGCCGACAAGCCCCCCTGTGTAATCCGCCACTGGCCCTGTCAGTTGTGATATATGGTATTTGATACCCAATCACTAAGTCCATAGTAACGGACGGTATGGGTTCCACCTTACGGACCCAACCCTTTTTATTCATCTGTCACCATTTGGTGGCATACATGTCTTCCCTGCTCAAATAAAAACTATATAAAGAGAAACAAGTAAAAACCTTGCACAATTTTATTCGTTTTGTAAAAACGCTGAGCATCAAACCATTGAAAAGTCCCTACTTAGGAATAGTTTTCACTGTCAAAGTAAATAACAGTTCTAACAGTAGCCTCTCCGTGGACCCTAAGGGAAGTCATGACCCCCTGTAGACCCGACGTGAATGTTAGTTCAGTTATTTTCTGAGACCTAAGATACACTTTTTGGTGTACGCTCCCAGGTATAAGTCCAGGGAGAGGAATGGTCGCCCTTAAAGCGACCTATATCCAGGGGGGGATGAATAATACCCCATTAAGACTCAGACACGACAACAATGGCTTCCGATTTTAGTAGCGCTGATAGAGCTTACCAAGTTCTTTTGGCTCACATTACCAAGTTGGCGACGCTGTACCAGAAGAAAACTGGCCGAACTCTAATTGATGTCGGTCAGATTATTCAGACGGTTTCAGCGCTCATTATTGTCAAGCGAAACTTTGAGGGATGTCAAACATTCCCTCAATTTCATGCCGCGGCTCTTACCGGTTTTCATTATTTAACTGGTAAGTATGCCTTTGACGCTCTTGCGGAATTTTTCCAAAATCAGAGCGTCCAGTCTAACTCTGGCGAATTCCTTGAAGCTCTTCGGGGTCTCTTTGATAAGTCAGAGTCTGTCTTTCAATCAGGAACAGTTATGCGAGTTCGCAAACTGTTCACATATGTTTTACTCCAGGGATGGATATCTAATTCTGGAATATCTGTTGAACAACAGGAATTCTATGATTTCATCTCTTTGTCACAGAAGAGTGGATCTTATCATAATAAGATTAGCTTCCTCTATGACATTTTGGAGTCTAGTCTCTATTTTGCAGAGCGCATTTTTGAATTTAAGACCACTGGGTCCGTAAGTTCTCTTCTCCATGGTGAGACCACCTATACAAAGTGGTTTTCTCAAGCAGAAAGAATAATTGCACTCTCGCAACATACTGCAAATCTCGAAGCGCACGGCACGAGTTATTTTTCCTATCTTGCTGAGCTCAATGAGCTCATAGAACAGGGAGAATCATTCGTGAAGATGATCCGTGCGACTACGCAAACCACCCGCCTCCCTGTTATGTTCAAAACTTTAGAGCGTCTCAAAATGCTCAAAATGGCAGAACTAACAAAGCAGGCAGCTCAGGCTGAACGAGAAGCACCGTTAGGTGTGCTTGTTTCAGGAGCTTCGTGTGTTGCGAAGTCAAATTTTATGCAGATTCTTTTCAGTCATTTTGGGAAGGTCTTTAACTTGGACACTAGAGATCATTTCCGCTTTGTTAGGCAACCGACTGATAAGTACTGGAGTAACTTCGACTCTAGTATGTGGTGTGTGCAATTTGATGATATTGCATACCTCAATCCTGCGAAAGTATCGGATATTGAGCCCTCACTGAATGATGTGATCGCTTGTATCAATAATGTCCCTTACTGTCCCCCTCAAGCCGACATTGTCGACAAGGGCAAAACACCTGTGAAAGCTAGGTTAGTTCTAGCTTCCACGAATACCCCCCATTTGAATTTTGGGGAGTATTTCTCTTGCCCATTAGCCCCTCGTCGTCGATTTTCGGTTAATATCCACCTAACTCCCAAGCGGGAGTTTCGAGCCAATAATGGTGTTTTCATCAACCCTGATATGATGCAACACCACGTTGGTTTCCCAGACTTCTGGGAAATCCAGCTGTATCATGTGGTGCCAGCTGACGATGTAGATAAGTTCAAACTTGTTCCTGATCGTCAATTTGATTCCATTAATGAGTTTTTGGCTTATTTTGGACAACTTGCAGTCCGACACAGAGAGCTCCAAGAGAGTGCTGTGATGGCTTCAAAGAAAGTCCATGATATGGATATCTGTCCTAAATGTTACGCCCTAAAGTGTATCTGTGAAAATCTTGGTGTACAGTCCCAAGAAGGTAGTTTGAGGGAAACTGCCTGGTACTACTTTCGTAAGAGCGTTACATATGTATTATCCACATCTACTGGAGAATACATTTTTGATACTCTACTCCAGTATCGACTGACGCGTATCCTCGCGCATCGCCTCCTATTATACATAATTGATCCTAGGCAGAGTGCCCGCTATTGCGGTCGCATTGCTTCTGGTCAGTATTTAGGAGCCATCGCCTCTTTGATTGCGGTGGTGAGTCTTATTCGTTTGTTTCTACTCTATTTTAGGGTCGAAACTATGCGACCTCCTTCGGACGAATCTCCAGTTTGTCAGAAGGAAGATCTCCCACAAGCATCATATCTTCCTGATTCGAATGAAGATTCATCACCTTCTCAACCGATTCAGGGTAAGAACTCATCAAAAGAGCTTCTCCCCGTTGTGCAAAGCGAGGGGAAGAATGTTTGGTATGAAGAGAAGGTGAGTCTGACACAGTATGATGTCCCCCCAGCCGCTACTGGTTGGCCAAAGGATGTCATACGAATCAGGTCGACACTGAGTAATCATATTGCTCGTGTGAAAGTTTGGACAAGCCTATGTTCAAAACGGTCCATGAACGGCGTTTTCCTGGAAGGCAATTTATTGCTGGTGAGCGCACACTTGTTTCGAGGCTTAGAAACAGTGAATATGATTGTGTATCGGTCGAGTGGTCCAGGGATCACCGACCAAATCACCCAAGTCATGGATATTCGAGATGTCAATTTTGATCATAAAAAAGATCTGGCATTAGTTCGAGTATTCAATGCACCCCCAGTCAAGTCTCTCTTGCCTATAATGCAAGATAGAGATTTGGGTGTCACTTTTGGAGATCTCTTTACAAGAGAGGATGATGGTAGTTTGACTACTCGACATGTCTCCAATATTGGCATGAGGAAAGGTTTGTCTGTCCCATTGGAAGGATTTGACTCGCCTGTTTACCTTGGAACTACTGACAATCCGACTATTGAAGGTGATTGTGGTTCACTTTTGGTTGGCCATACTGGGTATGGTCCCATAATATTAGGTATACATTTCCTCGGCTCAAATTCCACTGTGGGGTCTGTTCCCGTGTTTAAAGAGGATATTACACGGATTATGCCGACGGGTGACCGAGCCTTCCGAATTCAGGGAGGCTTCGCTTCAGTTCCTCGCGATAAATTAGGCACACCAATTGCCTTGGGTGACCCACATTTCAAGAGTATCTTTCGATTTATCGAAAGTGGACGCGGAAATGTGTTCGGCGCAATTGCCGGATTTAGGTCGAAACCCACCTCGCGCGTAACTACAACCCCTTTGTCAGAGTTCTTTACTGAAAAGTATGGAAGACCCATTTCCCATGGGCCCCCAGTTATGGGATTCTGGCAACCTTTGCGACAGAATGTTCTCCCGATCATGCAAATGACCATGCGGGAGAATTCATCTATTGTAAAGATTTGCGCGAAAGCATATCTTGATGATGTGCTGAGCGCTCTACCCCCAGGATGGGAAAGTGAGCTATTTGAGCTTACTAATTTCCAATCAGTGAATGGAATCCCTGGTAAGAAGTTTATTGATCGCATTGCAGTCAACACTTCTATGGGTTTCCCCTGGAATGTGTCGAAGCGGAAGTATCTCACTCCCGCTGAATCACAGGAATACCCAAATGGGGTCGATTTCGATGACTCATTTTACGCCAGAGTTGCCGAAATTGAGGAGTTGTACGCCAATAGGAAGCGTGCAAATCCAATCTTCATGGGTCATGAGAAAGATGAACCTGTGTCTTTAAAGAAAATTAAGGAAAAGAGGAACCGCCTTTTCATGGGCGGACCAGTTGATTGGGGCATTGCTGCCCGCAAGAAACTACTCTCTTTCATTCGTCTGGTTCAGATGAACAAATTTGTCTTTGAGGCGGCTCCTGGGACTAATGCTATGTCCCGGGAGTGGAGTAATTTTTACCGGTACCTCACCCAATTTGGTGAAGACCGTATGATGGCTGGAGACTTCCAGACCTTCGATAAGAAAATGTCTCCCACTTTCATCTTGTTGGCTTTCTGGATCATTTACAAGATCCACCGTAGGGCCGGTTGGTCCTATGAGGAAGCCATACCCATTATGTGCATCGGATATGATATTGCATTTCCGGTATGTATGGTGGATATGACCCTGGTGGAATTCTTCGGATCTAATCCTTCAGGACAGATTTTAACAGTTATTTTGAACTGTTTAGTCAATTCTCTATACCATCGGTACGCTTATTTTATGGCTAATCCGGCTAGAGAAGTTTCAACCTTTCGTTCCCAAGTGTCACTTATGACATATGGAGATGATTGTATCAATGGGGTGTCATCTGATGCCCCCTGGTTTAATCATGTCTCCATCCGGGAAGAACTCCTAAAGATTGGGGTCTCGTACACAATGTCTGATAAGTCAGAAGTCATGATCCCATATCTGAACATCTCTCAGTGCTCTTTTCTTAAGAGAAAGTGGGTTTTTGATGAGGATGTTGGAGAGTGGTTTTGTCCCCTAGAAGAAGAATCCATCTTCCGATCTCTTACTGTCTGGAACACCTCTAAATCAATAGAGAGGGAACACCAGATGGTAGAGGTCATGGCGTCTGCGCATATGGAATACTTTTTCCATAGTAAGACGCAATTCCGCTGGTTCTCAGAAGCAGTGGCGGAGGCTCTTAACCCGGAGCTTCGTAAGTATGTAGGGCCAGGTACGTTTAAAACGTA